GGCGATTATGTGGACAAGGCTCAACAACTGCACGAAGGTGACATTGAGTGGGGATTGCTTACGGCGTATGAGGTTTACCCAGAATCAATATACAAGCAGGAAATGCGAGAACAGCGGTCAATGATGATAGATAGGGTTATGACCGTGGACGAAATATATGACCTGTATGGTATCATGGTCGAGGGCGAAACCGTTGATGTAGCTTGTATAACTCCGGAAATAGGTGCTGGTGGGTATGGATATGAATCGTCGGTGCTTGCTATATCGCATCGGGAAGTCGAGAACGCCAAACATGTCGTTACATACTTTGAACGACCGTCAAGGTTATATAAAAACGGACGCATGGCGATAAAAATAGGCGAGGACTTATTGTATTATGGCAACTTGCCTTACAATGACATCCCTATAATCAGCCTGAAAAGTAAAGAAATGCCCGGTCAATTCTTTGGTCGGTCGGCTATACAAGACTTGATACCGCTCCAACGAGCGTATAACCGCATTAAGAACGATTTACATGATGCTATCGGCGTAACCGCAATAGGTGGCATGATTGCCCAAGAGGGCAGTATTGACGCAGACGAATATGCCGAACATTGGGCAGAACCCGGTGGAATCGTCACATATCGAAGAGGTTTTGAAAAGCCTACCATAAGGCAGACAACAGAAATACCCTCCGCTATCCGTGACGAAATCCAGCAACTCCGCAACGATATGGAATATATGAGCGGTGTGTCACAGCTGATGTTAACCGGAAGCGCACCGACAGGAATTAAGTCAGGCATAGCGATATCGGAGTTAAAAGACACAGACAACACTCGCATGTCGCTCACAGGCGAAGAACTAAGGGAAAGCATACGAAAGTTGGGTGTGTTATGGTTAGGCATCTACAAGCGATACGCCAAAGGATACAGGGTGCTCAACATAACAGGCATGAACGCCATATCTTCCGCCGTGGTGTGGTCGACCGAGGATATTAATAGTTATGATATTGAGTTCGAAACGGAAAACGAACTTAAAACGAGCGAAGAAGCGCAACAAGAAGCGTTTTTAGCGGCGTTTAACATGGGTTTGTTTACTGACGATGAGGGTAAAATACCGCAAAAATTTAAGGCAAGAGCGCTTGAGCTTATGAAAATCGGTAATTACAGCGAGATAATGAGCGAACACACATTACATGTACAGCGTGCTAAGAGGGAATTTACCTTTATGCAAAAGGGAATATTGCCCGAAATCAGCGAACTTGACAACCACGATATCCACATTGACGAGCACACAAAAGACGCATTGCAGTATGACTTTGAGTTATATAAAAAGCGCAACCCGCAATATGCTGAGTTTTTTATCGCTCATATCCGC